TAGCGACTTTCATTTCGGTTCTAAACGCTTTGTCTTCGTTTAGGTCTTCGAGGAAGTCGGCAAGTACCGGGAGGATTGCGGTCGATGCTATTAGTTTAAGGTCGTTGGTCATTTTGGTAATTGTTTAGTGTACATGTACTCAAGTTCGTGTTTTACTTCATTCCAAAATTCTAATGCAGTCATCTTATCAACTATAATAGAATCTTGATTTTCCCAACTATTAATATCAATTTCATTAAATTCTCTAAATCTATAAATACTCATATCATAAAGTAATGTTTTAGGGTATCTCATTATCTCATCTACTGCAATTATAGCGCATTGTTTAGCGTGTGGGTAAAGCATTGCCATTGCTGTGTCGTCTGTAAATTTGTCGCAGTTAAACATCTTGTTAACTAACTCGTTTGCTTTTTCTACTGGTGTCATATCAATTCTACTTTTAAAATAATACCTTCCCAAAGGTCGGCTTTTTTTACTGCGTCTTCTTTGCTATTGGCTGTCACTATCTTGTACATTTCTATCCAAGTTTTATGCGCAAAGCCTTTATAAGTTACTTTCCATCTCATGTTAAATAGTTTTTACTTTTTGATTCGTTTTTGTAAATGGTATTTTACGTTGTTGCTTTTTTGATTTCTGAAATTCGGTTCACTAATTCAGCGTTGTAGTTCGTCCACCAGTTCTTTCGGTCTGCGTGGGTAATTGCCAACTGTCGTTTAAATTGCTCTTGAAAGTGCGTTAGGTTGCACTTAATCTTGTTCTTCTTCATAATCTTCTACATAAATATAAACTTCGCCTGAGCCTTCGCACTCATTGCAGCGGAACATTCCTATTTGTGAATAATCCCCTTCGTTGGTTTGACCTTCAACGACTCCTAAGCCGTTGCATTCGTCACATTCTACTAGTTGTTTTTCGTACATGTTAAATATCGGTTACGTTAATGTCAGTTATCTCAATCATTGTTTCTTCGACTATATTACGAGCTGTGTAATAAGCGGTACTTTCTGCGTCCGTCTTTGACATCTTTTGGTTGTGGTTTAGTTGGCGCATGATTTCCTTGTAGCCTTCAATAAGTGCTTCAATTTTATCGTTTTTCTGCTCGATGATTACTTGCTGTTTAAATTCGTATGCTGTCATGGTTTAAGGTATTAAGATGATGATTAATAAAATGATTACGATGCCGACGAAAAGACCGCCTAATGCGTTACGCTCGTCTGCGTTGCGTGGTGTGAAATAGTTAACTAGTTTTTTCATGTTGTTAAGTTTAAAATGTGCGTTACGGATGCGCACCCCCCGTTTTGTTTTAGTTATTCTCGTCTAAGTATTGTTCGTATTTAGCAAGTAATTCTGTTAATTCGTTAACTTGCTTTTCCGTAAATGGCATATTTAAAGTTTCGATAAATTCTTTAGCGTTGCTTTTTCTAAATACAGATAGAACTGCGTTAACTACTTGTTGTGAATTTGGCTTGTTTTGTTTTTTTGTTGCTTTCATCGTGTTTTGTTTTTTGTTTTGTGCCTTATTGACATTTGTAAAATTAGTATATTAAAATTACTACACAATACATTTAAACACTTTTTTAACAAAATAAATAAAAGTTTATTTTAAAAGTCAATGTTTACAAGGGTTTCAGAACGAAAAAAAACTTTGCGGAATTTGCATTTTGTCAAGTTTATTGCTTAAAAAACGTGACATTTGTCACAAAATTAGGCTAAATGTGTGACGGAAATGTAACACTTGGGGGTAACTTGGGGGGTAACTTGGGGGGTGACTTGGGGGGAGACTTGGGGGGTATAGCCTTAAAATTTGGTAAAAAAAACAGGGTAACCCCTTAAGATTACCCCGTCTAAACCTAACATGAAAAAAAGAAGTGGTACGAAGATACTAAATATTGTTTATCATTTTGTACTTGAGCCAATCCATGTAAACTTTATTATTTACTGAGTAAGCCGACCGACATCCCGCCTTGCAACCTAACGAGTGCATAATCGTACCTGCCGCAGTTGTGTAAGTCTTGCGAAGTTTAACGTCTTCCGTTCCGCAATTAGGACAATTCCAACGGTCGCCACCTCTCAATGTAGCGTAGTTGACTTTGTGTTTTGAATACGGGCGTAACTTGTCGTAAACCTTTTCTAAAATTACGACATCATTTTTGCAATACTCCACCATGTGATTAAGTGCCGTTTGGCTTTTGTCGAATAGTATGTCTTTCCAAGTTTGGAAACCTCCAGTGTCCGACTTTGCACCAACCCCCAAGAACTTACTAATGTAGTCTAGTTTATTAGAATTAAAATAGAACCCACTTTTAGCGAATTTAAGCGTGTCAATAGTACGGTAAGTAGGGAACATGTCAATGTCATGAAATATGCAGCGTGTACGTAGCCATTTAATGTCGAACCTATCCCCATTATGACCTATTATTTCGTCAGCTGAATTTAATACCTTAATAAATTTCTTGAGCAGGGTCTTGTCGTCTTGGTTTTTATCCCAATTCAAAGAGTGTACTTCGTCTTCACCTTCCCACTTCCAACACACGCAGATAATTGCTCTTTCATGAATTATATTGTCAGGTGATATGTTTAGATTATAACCAATCCTCCAACTAGTAACTATATTTGGCGAAGTCTCAATGTCGAAAAACAATCTTTTGCGGGTCATGGTCTGAATGTTTTAGTATAGTCTTCCAATCTATTTAACCAACCCTTGCGAAATTTAGCGTTTTTGCTACCGGGCTTACTAATGGCAATAAAGAAAGCGTGTCTAAGTCGGATTAACTCGTCGAATAAAATTTGGTCGTCTAACTCATTTGCAGCTGCTAAAGTTTTCATGCCGATATCTCCATCCACTACGACGTGTTTGCCTAAGTTATTTAATGCTTGTTGAAGGGTAATAATTGCTCGGTGCTGACCTGAGCCCCATGCCATACCCGTAACGATTACGCCAATGGAAAAACATTTAAATTCGTCAGCTCGACATTTGTCCCAATATCCTTTGCGGAAAATTGAAAACCAATCCTCGTTGCTCATATTTAAGAACCGCACATTGTTTGAGTGTCCGAACTGACCTACCCACGACGAGTAGCAAATTCCCATATTGGTATGGTAGCGTTTTCCGTCTTTTAGTACGGGGCAGTACATAGCAGAACAAGAGTCCGAAGGGTCGCCACTTAAGCCGCCTTCCCACTTTTTAATAAATTTTACGTACGTTTCTAAGTTCATAAGGTTTTTTTGACTAAAGTACACGTTTTTTTAACATCACAAAGACAAAAAACACAGTAAGCAGAAACCCTAAAATAACGAATAGCTGTTTAAATTGTTTCACGGGCTTGTTGCGTTGCACTACCCGTTCACGTTTAAGGTCGTTTTTAGCCGTTTTAAGCGCACTTTGTAGGCTGTCCTTATACATTAATCGAATTACACGTAAAGAATCGTTAAAACGCTTGTATTCGAATCTCGTTTCGTAGCGTGTTTTTGGATAGTAGGAAGTATTGTAATATATAATAGTGTCTTTTGACGTTACTACCTTCACCCAGTACGTAGTGTCATGTTTCCAAACTAGGAAACTATCTACTTTTGTTACCCGGATGGTGTCGCTGATCGTGTCGCACCTATAACCTTTTTTAATTGCTTTGTTTAGGTGGTAATTAACCGAGCAGGATGTTAAACATAGGGCAAACATTATACGTAAAAGCATATATAAGTGTTTTAATTGTGTAAATTATACGGAAAAACATATATAAAGTCGGATTAAACCGTCAGAAACTATCCTTTATTTTCTTTGCGTTGGATATAAACCTCTTAAAACGGGCAATAAAACCTTTGTCATCTCCGTATTTAACTCTGATTTTTTCGTCAATGCTGACTACTTCAATACTGGCAAGGAACAACCCGACCAATTTAGTAAGTGTATAGTCAACTGAAAACACCGTCTTAACCATGTCGTTAACCATTGCGTAGTCGATGAGGAAGAAAAGAATAACCGCACTTTGGTAGGTAATCATTTTACCTACTAAGCCTTGTCTAAGTCTTCGGCTGCTAAACTTTTCAGTCGTTAATCGAATAGCTACAATAGTATCTACAAAAATTGCAAGTCCAATGACTAATAAAATAACTTGGATAGGTGCAAAAAACGAATAGATAGCAACGAGTGCCGTGATTATATATTTCACACTTCGTATTTTGAAAGTTCGGTTAAAGTCCAAAGTTCGACCTCTTCGTCGTTCCAATCAGTTACATAAGTAAAGCCGTCTAACGTAATACCGAAGTTAGCCGTTTCCGTAGTTAAAAGAACGTCAACGCTACAAGTCCGTTTTGCTATTGTGTCGTGAATAACAAGAACCTCGATTCTTGGATTAACTATTTCGACGTTGAATTGTGGGAATTTGTAAGTCATAATTTTATGATAAAGTTGTGCCAGTTACTGTGAATGTTCTGCATGCTATCCAACGAGCATCTGCGCCCGTTTTACCGCCTAAATTTATCCAACTACCTACATGTACATAGGCTAAAGTTGTCGACGCTGTGTATGTTGTTGAAGTCCATATTTGAGCATTTGGAAAGCTAAAAGGAGAATAGCTTATCCCAAAGGAAAGTGAGTAATTAAATATATTCTCAATCTCTTTTTTGTTCGGTAGTCTCCACCCACTTGTAAAGCCCGTAATAGACAAAGCAAGTGCAGCATCTATGGCAGCGTTCCACGTTATATTAGTAGCACTAACGGTTCGATAATAGCCTAGCACATTTGAGCCGTTATAAGTACTCCAATCAATGACTATGTTTTTCGTGTATGTTTGACCGCCTAACTCGTCCGTAAATCTATTAGTATTTCCGAAAGGATTATTTGACGCAAGTACCGTGAACGAAGTGGCACGTCCCGCCTCAATGTCGCCATCGTCTCCAGTGCGGTAAGAGGTCGTTTGTCCCGTCTTCATTAAGGTAGCCCCAACGGGTGTAAATGAAGCCGTGTTAACCGTTATCGTAACGTGGTTTGAGTTGCCTTGGTAAACTACGGACTGCGGTGTTATGTCGCCACCGCTTTGGTTGTGTAGTCGTATGTTTAACGGGTCGGTTGCGTGAATTGAAAACGGGTTAACTTGGTTAACGGTTATGTCGTTATCGGCTACAATGTAGTTTTCAGTAACTCCACTCGGTACGGCTTCAACGTGGATAGTGCCGTTGCTCTCTTTTCTTAAATGTATAGTTGCGTCAGGTGCGGTAATTATTTCGTTGTCTCCGCTCGGTATAGTTCCACTAAATAATAAAGTAGGGACGGAGTTATAAACATCGTAGGTTGCGTCGGCGCATGGTGGTATAGTTACCGTTATGTCTTGGTCTTGAACACTCGGGTACATTTCGTCACTGAGCACATTTCCGTCTTCATCGTAAACTACTAAATGTACGTCAGGAAGTACTAAAATTTCACCGCTTGGTGCAACGTCTTGGTAACTTCCGTCCGAGTTTTCAACGTTACCCGGTTCACATTCTACTTCAACGGGCTCAATTGGGTTCATTGGTATTTCACACGCTCCGTAAGTTGAGACCTCAAACGTAATACTCATCACCCACCCCGCTACATAATCGGAGTCAAAATTGTTTACGGGTGTCATGGTCGAAGTACCTACAACGTCAAGTTGAGCGTCCATGTCGTTAATGTAATAGACGTACATATCCTTTAAGATAAGTTGGCAGTCGCTTACAATAGTGTTTAGGTTTGCTCGGTCTTTTTGTATAATGTCAACACAATAAACGTTAATAGAAAATTGGTTCGTGTTTAGGTCTTCCAAGTCGCTAACGGGTTCGACAAAAACAACGGGATATTTTTCGTCTTTGGTGCTAAAGTTCGGCATCTGCTCCCGAAATTCACCCCCGTACTTTTTGATTTGCAAGTGAGCGTTACAAAACTGCTCAATCTTACTAAGTAGTGTTATGTAGCTTGTCATAGTGTAGCGTTTTCTTGCATTTTCTTTACCTTATTTTGGGTGCTTGTTACATCACTTTCGACTACGATAGCTTTAACCGTGAGTTGGTTTGTATTGCTTTGTACGTCTTGCGCTGATCCCGTGGTATTTTGGTTGTTACCTTGTCCGAATAGTGAGAACGATGGCGCACCACCTCCCGCAGCTTCATTTCCTGCCATGCTTGTAACGTCAGTACCACCACCGCCACCACCGCCCGAACTTTTTGAGCCGTATTGAGTACTTGCAATTTTAGCAACGTTAGCAACCGAAGCCGATATAGTAGCAACGAGCGCAGCAATACCCAAAGGTGTTACGGGTGGCATTTGTGCAATAGACGCTTGAGCCGCTTTAAACCCGTCAATAATAGCGAGTGAAAGTTGCATTGCCTTTTGAACTGCAAATTGACGCTTTGCTCTTTTTTCTTTGCTTATTTCGTCTTGTTTACCAAAACGATTTGATAAAGTAAACACCGTTTCCGCAAGGTTATTAACCGAACTAGCGTAGTCTTCTGCCATCTTAACTTTGCGGTCAAACTCGGCTTTTTCTTCTGCGGCTTTTTTGTCTCTTGCCTCCTTTTCAATAGCTGCTATTTCGTCTTCTTGACGTTTCTTTAACTCAACTGTATCTAACCCGTATTGTTCGGCTTGTGTAATTAGGTTAAAGTATTTTTCACGAACTGCGTCCTCTTCAAGTTGTGCTGCGCTGCGTGTGTTTTGGTCGTATAGTGCGGCAAAATCTTCCTCGTCTTGGGCTTGTAAAAGTTTTGCGTCTTTGATTATTTTAGCAAGGTCGGCTTGTTTCTTTACTTCTGCGTCAACGTATTTTTGATTAATCTTTTCGGCAGTTGTTATGCTCTCGTCAATATACAACTGGTTTATCTTTGCCCGTTCTTCCTTATTTAACTTTTCGTTTTTTAGTAGGTCTTCACGTAGTCGGTCGTATTTGTATTTATTGGCAAGTAGTTCCTTTTCTACGCCGTCTTGCATCACCCCGAGGGTCAAGTCTTGAATAAGACGTGTAGCTGCTAACCTATCCGCTAAAAATTGTTTTTGTGCGTCCGCTGCCTTTTGACCTTCGGCAATTACTTCCTGATTTAACTTAACTTCCTCGACTTTTATGTCTCGTGCTTTGGTCTTATTTTCAGCAACGGTATCTTTATATAGTTTTGTTTGGTTCAAGAAATTGTTGTCCATAAATTTCAGCAACTTTTCTTGGTTTGCTATTTCTTCAGCAAAATATTTATTACGTTCAATCCTAACTGCCAAACTTGATTTACCTTCTGCTTCAAGTAATGCAATTTTTTCATCCATCTTTCCGATGATTTCTTGACGCTTTTCCTTTTCCTCTTCGAGTGAGGCGGTAGTTTTAGCCATTGACTCTTCCGCTGCAAAGTTGGTTAAACCTAGCAAGTCCAAAAAGTATTTAATCAAGTCTACCAAAGGCTTAAAAACCGCAGTCAACATTTTGACTATTCCGTCAAACCAACCTAATTTATTACCTAAGTAAACAAAGGCAGCAACCACCGCACCGATGAGAGTAACAAGTAAAAAGATAGGATTGAGTAAAAGTTGAGCCCCAAGTTTAAGGAACGCACCACCAACCGAGGCAATAGTAGAACCCAACCCTTTTAAAGATGCAGAAATAGTTTTACTATCTATTTTGCCAAGACTTCCAGCGAACAATTTAGCACTTGACGCAGCCCCTTCAAAGTCCATGTCCATCAACTGCGACTTCATCAACCCGAAAGCGTTACTCGTTTGCTCGAAGCGTGAACCCGAGGCAAAGACCGCAACCTGTTCGTTTGCGTCTTTTAACTTATCCGAAAGTTCACCCGCCTTTTCACCGAGTTCAGCCATTTGTTTGGGGTCGGTTGCGTTGGCAAGTTCCCCTTTTAAGGCTTTAAGTTCCGAACGGATTTGTGCAATCCCGTTGAGTTTTATATTTATTTCTTGGTCTGCCATCAGATTACCATCATGGTATTATCGTAGTCACCTCTATTGCCGCAACCACCTACGGGTTTAATGTCCGAGTCTCTATTGAGGTCGCTCGTAAATTCTGGGTAAAGTGCTTTGTATTCTAGCAAATAGTTGATTAATCTTTTCTCGTAGAAAGCAGCCATCTGTCCGTAGTGATCCATAACGAAGGCGGTTTCACTTTGACTCACTGAACTTGAATAGTCACCGCTTTGTTGTTGAATACCTTTGTTCTTAAGTTGGTATGTCAGTCCGAAGGCGGCTTGTTCCGCTGCTCTCCACGCTACGACAAACTGAATTTTCTCAACTAGCGTAACTTCGTCAGGTGTTAAAACTTCGTCGTTGTATTGAGTGAGTAAATAGTTGTAGAAATAACTGCCTAGTATAGCTTGTAAGCGCATATCGGAAGCAGGTTTAACGTATGGGAACACGTCCGTAACATCGACGTTACGAGTGATTGGTGTGTTTACTTTTAGAAAGTTCTCGGTTACGAAATAAATCATGCTGTTGGTGTTTGAGTGTCAGGTAACGGAGCAAGTGAAGCAAGTTCCCGAATTTCGTTTGCTGTCATGTTTTCCAAAACTTTAGCCGCAAGTGTCGGGTTCATTGCGTTAAGTGCGTTAATTACGTCCTTTCCTTTTTCGTCTACGCTTGTAATAGTTTCGTTGACGATTTGGTAGTTAGTGATTTCGACGTGTGCATTAATCCCAACCGCCCGTAAAAGTCCGTTTACTACGTCCGTAATGGTTTCACGCAAAGGAATAATCGTATTCTTTTCAAAGATTACGTAGGCTTGTTTAATGTCCGAACCACTACCCAAAGCCCCCGAAGTACGAACCCCCAAAAGAATAGGGTCAATGGTGTGTGCGAAACAAATTTGCTCGGTGTTTAATTCTGAAACCCCCCTAAACAATTCGTCGTTTGAATTTGTAGGTACGTTCACCAAGTCAGGCAAACTTTCTTTATTATTAGCAAAGAAAGCAACCGCTTTTCCTGCGTTCTCCGCACCTTTTAGCTTGTTAACCGTGTCTTTGATTAACTGCATTTCTTCTGGTCCTTGAGGTTTCTTTGGAAACATCATTGCAAACGACGGAAAGATTGAATTTTGTATGTTTGATTTCTGCAAGTAACTCAATTCACCCGACAAAAAGGCGAAGTTTAACGCACTGGTGTACTGAGGTAAAGGATAGTAGTCTTGTCCGACTGACTTTTGTTCGTATGCGTATAGGTACGTTCCGTCTTTACATTCCGGGTGGTATGGTTCGTATGTTCTAATCTGCAAACCGAACTGCCAATCTTCATTAACAGCGTATAATGTTTTTGCTTGGTTAATTCTTACCTTCTCAGGTGCTACTCGTTTCACGTTATAAGTCTTCCCACCTTTTAACTCAATAGTAAAGTAGCAACGTCCGTGCAAAATAACGTCTTTCGTGATCGTCTTTAGCGTGTCTTTAAAACCTATCTTTTTTCCGAAGGCGTAAAGTACTACCTTTTCCATGTCCGTTAACTTCGACTCGTCAAATGTATACCCACCTCCAATAGTTGCGTTGGTCTTAAAATCGACAATTGACCCGTGAAGGGGTGACATGTAGTACATTTGGTTCATGTACTGCGGATAAAGGTTGTCACTTCCGAAACGAACGTAACCTTGTACAGTGTATCTAACATCTACAAACGGCAACGACAAGTTACCTTCAGGCACACGCAAAAATGGCGTACTAAAACTTTGGTAACCCGTGTCAACCACGCTTACACTTTCGTCTTTCTTAAACTTTCCAAATAAACCCATTAGTCATAAATTGAATTTGATATACCTTCGACAACCATACGCCCTTCCTCAACTAAATCTAGTCCGTCCGAAGTCGTGTTTGGGTCAACTATTATCGGCACGGGACTTTCGTAAATCTCGTAGCGGTATTGTCCTATTCTTAAAGAAACGTCTACACCTTCCTCCAAAAAGAAAAGATTATATCTGTTTACATACTGCGAATAGTCAACACCTACCCAGTAAACGGGTGCAAGTGTCTCGTCCATTTCCCACACGAATTTAAACAACCATGTCGGCGCCGTGATCGTAGCACTTTCCGTTAGCGTTAAGGCTATTGTATTGTTTTCGTTTTGTTCGAGGTATATCATACTATCTTAATAAGTAGTATTTACAAAAGTTGGTTAAATAAAAAAGGGGGCTAATTAAAACCCCCTCTTCAATTCGTGTTTATCTTATTAGATAATGTCAGGAATTTCCGCAGCGTCTACCTCAAATGCAAGGTTTTCCGCTTCCGCTACGAACGTAACGCTGTACTTAGACCCGTCCGCTTTAGCAGTTCCCGAACCTTCCGTTACGGCTGTCAATTGAGCGTTTGGAAAATACCAATACTTGCCGTTAGCGTCACCAACTACAAGTGCAAGGTCTCTTTGACCTTCGCCTAAGATTTTGATTGCCTTAGATTTCGCAGCCTCTCTTCGGTGGAAAATTAAAGTAACCGTTTGTGTATAGTACGACGAACCGTTTACGAGGTCAATTGCTGCCTCTTCGGTATACATTCCCGTGTTACGTCTGAACTCGAAAGGGATAAATGGGTCGGCTAAAGTTCCGAAGCTAGAAATAATGTAGTTAGCCTCGACAATAGTACCCGTCATGTTATCCATGTCGTTTATGTAAATCGAAGTTATCCCTCCGATATTTGAATCACATCCTTTAAGGATTGTTTCTAAAGTTGTACATGCCATATTATTTAGTATTTAAAGGTTTATAAAAAGGGGGCGGTTAAACCCCCGTTATAATTTAGCAGTATTGTGCTCCTCCGTACCAAACAACTTGTGGTGTATTCACTACATAGAAACCTGCTTTGAAGTCAGCACGTGCACCGATACGACGGTCAAGTGTAGTCTTGCTAAAGTCAACGATTTGTAGGTTATCTTGGTCACCTTCGGCATCCAATGCGTAGATGAAGTTTGTATAATCAGACAAGATGATTGTTGAAGCAGGAAGACCGTACTCAACAACAACTGGAATGTCCAAGTAAGTCAAAGCCAAACCTGTAGTAACGTTCGTTATTGTGTTAGTCGAAGCCGTAGCGATTCGGTAGTTAGCAGCAACGTCAGGAGAAACTTTAAACTGCATGTTTGAAGGGTTAACCAACATTTCGTTAGTTGCAGCCGCTAAAGTTGCACCCATCTTCGCCAATACGTTAGCTGAAGTAATAGCAGCGTAAGTACCCGCAGGAGTGATGAAGTCGTCAGCTGTACACAAACGCAACAACCAACCGTCACAAAGACCCAACGCAGTTTCCAAAGCCGTGTCACCTCTCCACATTAATTGTGCAAGTTCTTGGTGACCTTTCTTCGCCATTTGTGAATAAAAGAAATTCATGAAAGACGCAACTGAAAAATCAGAGTTTGAACCTTTAGCCATTTCCAAAGCAAGGAAAGACTGCTCCAAGTCAAACTGGCAAACAGACGCTTGAGAAGTCAATGCACAAACATCGATTTCTACTGCGCTTAGGTCAGCATCTTGAGCTGAAAAGTTACAGCCACTTTCTGCAAGAACTTTATCGAAAAGAACCGTTGCAATTTTTGTTTTGTTTTTAATACCCGGTAGAACTCGGTAGTTAGTTACAGCGTTTTCCATTCCGTAAAGGATAGAGTAGTACTCGGAAGGGTTTGCTTGTAGTAACGCACTGTTATCTACAGTCAAGTCGAATTTTAATTTTTTAGCCATTTCTTATTTTTTTAAGAAGTTAATTACATTACTGAATTTTTGCGCTGTTGACATTTCGATTTCTTCAACGGAGGCGACTTCTTCCGTTTCAGTTAATTCGTTTTTGAGGTCTGCAATGACTTGCAAAATTTCGCTTACACGCTGCTCTAAAACAGGGCTTACGATTGCAAGGATAGCTTCGGCATCTGCCGCAGGGTCAATAGCTGCCTCAACTTCTACAACCTCTTCAGGTGTTTCTGTTTCCGTTGCCATTTCCACTTCCGTAGACGCTTCAACTCCCATTGCTACTTCCTCGGCTTGCGGCTCTTGAACTTCTACGACAACTCCGTCTTTTACAACGATTACCGTACCATCTTCGAGCGTGTGTTTTCCGTCTGGTAACATATATGTTTGTTTTTGATTACTTAGTTTAAGACCTAAAAAGCCTTCAATAGAAAAGCCTACTTGACCCGCTTCGACTAACTTGTTGTAGTAGTCGGAGTCGGTAACTTGCGCAGTCATCATCAAAGTACCTTTAGGCACTGAAATACCGAACGTACTCATTGCCTTGTCCGCTTCGGGATTGTCAACTAGCCAAGCTTCGAGAATATAGGCAGGGACTAATTTGTCTACTTCGTGTTCGAGGTTAAACAAGTTTTGGTTGTTTAAATTCAACATGAATTCCTTAAAGATAGTGTCAATCTCAACTTCTGAGAATTGTACATAGTACTCGCCCATGTCATCGTCGTTACGATAAATATCCATTGGTATCATGGCGGGTGCAGTAATTCTATATTTCTTTTCGTCTGCGAAGTGGCTCTTTGCTTGGGACTTGAACGCAACACCCTTAACCAATACGGCAGGGTTTGACGTGAACGCTATTGCATCCACACCTAGCGGTTGTTCGCCATCGTTGTATGCTTCGTCGATTGTAATTTTGTAAGTCGGTAGTCCTTCCATTGACTTAATAAGTACACTTAAAATGTTTTGGTTTATTTTTAAACATTATTTACTTACCTTTGATTAAAATCTAAGCAATGGAAAAAACAGCACTAGAATGGTTTTATCAAAGAATTTTAGCAAAGGATATTGAAGCAGTATTTAAACAAGCCAAAGAAATGGAAAAGCAACAAAGAATTGAACTACTTACTAAATACCACGACAGAATGTTTTATATTCCTTTTAAGGAAGGTGAAGCCGAAGCAATTTATAACTTTTTAAATACAATAGAAAAATGATACAAATGTTCGGGGTCGAAATACCCAACCACCTAAACGAGTTAACCGTTCAACAATTCGACGAACTCAACAAAATTGAGAATAACCAAGAACTAGACACAATCGAAAAGTGGATTGAAAAGTTTATCTACTTGGGTGTGCCTGACAAGGCGTTTGACAAAATGGAACTCGAGGAGTTTACAAATTATATCAAAGAATTTAACAAGTCCGAAATTCCCCAAGGTGAAAAGGTGACCGAGTTAGTCATTGACAAATATACCTACCAAGCAAACGAGACCATCGGAGTAAAAGACTTGGGACTTATTGAGAAAATATACCGAGGACAAGACGACAATTTCTGCGCTCAAACGTTAGCCATACTTTTTAAACGTACTGACCTTACCCGTACCGAACACTACGCACCCGCACACCTTAAATTCAAAGTGAACGTGATGAAGAAACAAAACGCCGAAGTAGCCTTCCCGTACATTATGGAAATTCTGCAAAAGATAGCCGTTATTTCGGAAAAGAAAGTCGAAGAGGCTAACGAAGAAGTAACAAAATAAAGGTGAATTTACCACGAAATTGGAACGAAGTAACGGTAAGTCAGTGGTTAGAACTAAACACCATTGACGAACTCGAATATAACTCCGTGTTCCTGCAAACCATTGAGGCGCTTTCCATACTTTCGGATACAGACCCCGAAGAGTTGGAAGACCTCGACCCCGAAGAACTAATTGACCTCGCAAAAAAGGTTAGTTTTATACAGCGTGAGCCATCCAATAAGCCAAAAGAACTGGTGAAGGGCTTAAAGTTAAAGCCGTTGGGTGCGCTTACGTTAGGGGAGTTTATTGACCTCGAACACTATGCTATGCAATTCGTTGAGAATTTTGATATTTTGCTTAGTATATTATACAAACGTTGGAAAACTGACGAGTGGGGTACGTTAGTATTTGAGCCGTATACATACAATATAATGAGCCGCAAAGACATATTCCAAAAGGTAAGTATAAACGAGGTTTATGGCGCAGTCAAGAACTACATCGACTATTCAAACGACTTTAAGAAACGCTACGAGAATCTATTTAACCCGATCATTGAGGAAGAGGAAACCGAACTCGATGAAGACGACATCAAAGCCGAAGCCGAAGAAAAGGTGTTTACAAAATGGAGTTGGGAAAAATTACTTTACGACTTGTCAAACCAAGACCTAACAAAAATAGACGCAGTTACTGACTTAAATCTAGTCTTCGTCTTTAACATGCTGTCAATGGTCGAAGAACTGCAACTCAATAAAGACTAGTTTACCAGTTCCACCAATTCGTGGCATAGTTAAATTCTCCGTTCCATTTAGAACCGTCCGAACCGAACAAATTATAAGTAAGTTCAAGTTTAATATTTTCAGGTGTTACATTGATAGTAGCCACATCCAAAATTGGGTAAGTCTTTTGCATCCACTCCAAGTATTCACCTACAGCATCTGAAATGAATTGTTGACCTAGTGGTGTTTCAATAGCTTGTTGTGTTATGAAGTAGGGTCTAATTTGTCCCCCGTTTGTAAGCTTCGCACCTTTATCCAAAAACATATAGTAATAGATGGCGTTGATTGTAACGTAAAGTTTGTTTAGGTCACCACTTGCAGCTGAAATTCTAATTGAATCGTGCATTGTTCCCGTACCTTCCCCTGACTCATTAAACCCAATTCTATTAATGGTTTGTTGTATAGCCTTTTGTAGCTTAAAACGGGTTTTGTACTTTATCTTAAATGAGCCTTCCATAATCTTTAAAGTAGTGTGTTCGTGTTTTGGTTAAATGATAAGCCAATTAGACCCGTCACTAACTACCCTCAAAACGTTAGTACCCGTAAGAGTAACCGTAGCACCGCCATCTATTAATTGACTTTGACCTTTAATGCTATTAGTTCCTGCCGAATTTTTAATAGTTATTAATTGACCTGCTGTATTTGTAAGTGGTAAGTAGTAAATATTACTTCCCGTAATTATGTTTAGGATAAAGTCATTATTGGATAAGTAATAATTTCCGTCTAAACCAAGTTCACGATACTTACCCGTAACACCACCCGACAAGTTTAACGCTCGGATATTTGCCACGTCCGCAGCTATCCGTTCCGTAACTATTCCCGTTTGGTCTAACATCTTATTGTTACCTACAATAATTCCGTTTACACCCGGTTGTATTACGTTGCCTTGTCCGTAGATTGCACTTGTAGACGTACCCGGTACTACGTTCCCCACAAAACTATTGTCCCAATGTATGCTGCCCGTGTGACTAGATAGGTCGCCAACGGTTGTAGGGGTGACGTTGCCTTTTTTAAATGGGGCTAAATCTATTTCAGTGTCCGCACTCATCAACTCTACCTTTGTCAGGTTTTGTGCGTTGCAGTCGTAATCAATTACTTTGTTGATTGTCCACCAACTATTATCAATTCGTATTTTAGAATTTAATTTTAGGCTTTGGATATCGTCTTCACGTAGGTTGAAGTAAGCCGTCAACATTTTACCCACGTTGATTTGGTTAACCGTGCGTCTCCAGTAAAGGTTGTATAGGTTGTTATTCGTAATCGAGTAACCCTCATAAAACATGTAGTCAGGCTGTGCGAATAAAATATCAAACGTCGGGTTTGTCGGGTTGTCCCAATGGTGAAATATTGGATAGGTCGTTACGTTGGTCTCGCCCGTAGTACCATAATTGTATAAATTGTAAGCGTCACAAACTCCTTCCCCTCCGTCTTGTAGTATTCGTATGTTTACTTTTGGCGCACCTGATAATGTAGGCACATAAGCGTTAAATGTCGTCTTATCAATTGGTGTCGGGCTAAAGGTTATTTCTTTGGTGTCAATTCCCTTTACATACTCATTGTCAAAGATAAATTCTAACTGCCCGTATATTTCTTTAGTAGCTTCGAAGTAGATTTTGTTCGGGTCGTCGCTGTCGTTTTTGTAAGTGAGTATTAATTTCTTTGCGCTCAGCTCGGGCAAAAATTGTAGTGCTTGGTCTTTGTCCTTTGCTAACTTATAAGTCCAATCTATTTCCGCTCCTGCGTCGTAATAGTCGTCACGGTGCATCAACACCAAGTTGTTAGGGACTTCGTTGTCTTGCTCGGTATAAAGGTTGTACATCGTGAAAATTGACTTAATGAAGTCCGCTTGTTTCACCTTATTCGGTACGGCGTTATTCATGTCAATCTGCGCACCATAACCGAGAATGTTTGACGAAGGTAGCACACGAACTTGTAGTGAAGTAAAATCTATTTCTAAACCTATTTGAGCGAACACACCGCCAACAGTCCAATAGTCCAAAGTAAACGAACCGCCTTTGATTGTAAATTCATCGGTAGTAATTACGTTACTTGCTAACATCGTATAAGTTCCCGTTAACGTTCCTATTGAAGTATTGCCCACTGGGATAGTTGTTCCAAAAGGTACGCTTATTCCCGCAGGTGAACCGCTAGTTGTTGCGTATGGTGTTCCGTTTAGGTCAAGTTGAAAGTACGGCTTGTAAGATAGGTTATTCGATTGTAATGTTGCCGTTCCTGCGTTGCCATTTGTAAGCGTTAAATCTGCGCTAAACGTAAACTCAAATACTATGCTTTCACCGCCTTGTAAGTTTAACGGCACATCGTATGCACCCGTAGTTGGATTGAATAAACCGAAGTTGTCTTGCGTCTCAGTCCACCCCGTAATTGGGTTAATAAAAACGGCAGGTGTTCCCGAATCAGTGAATGAAGTTTCCGCTTTAACTAAATAGTCGTTGTAGTCTACGAGCGAACCTTCCCCGTTAAATGGTATTATGAGTTTGTCAAAGTGTGCTGCGCTCAACGTGTCCCAAGTGTACGAAAAACCTGCGTTACTAAAGATACGATCAAAGTAAGTTTTAGCGTAAATAGCAGGTTTCATATCCTGCAAAAGGTAGTTGTTAGAATCTTTAAAAGGTAGTAGGTATTTATACCCGTCCGCTTGGGTGTGTGCGTAAGACGCTATTACATTGTCTGCTCGGTACTCGTGGTTAAGGTCGCTAAAGTCTAAGTTTGTAAGTTCGTTATTTCCGAGCCTAGTAAAGAACTCAGAACTTTCGTCTTTTATTAGCACCTCGTATTCGACCTCGTTTTCATAATCTGCCGTGACTTGCGTTTTGTTTACGGCAATTAATTGAAGGTAGCCACTTTCTAAAACAGGTATGCCGTTTTGAATTACTGAACATCTAGTGAGCGTGTTTATGTTAAACGTACCCGCTTGTATGTTGACATCGTAATAGTGGTTTAACAAGTTGTGGTTGTTGTCCGTCCCCGTCAGTGTGATCGTCTTACTAAATGCTCCCGACTTTTTGCTAACGTCACGAATATCAGCAACACCAAAGTTTAAGGGGAAGGCAGTCCCATCCTTTACGTCTAGGTAGCCCGTCTCAAGTTGTATTCTTACACTCATATGTTTACCTTGTCTTGGTTGGCTAACTTAATTGTAACCGTCTTTTTAAATAGATTTTTGTTGCGTTTCTTTTCGACCTCGAACGTGTTGTCCATAACCTGACAAGCAAAGTATTCAGTCCCATCGTAAAAGTAAACCGAAGGTGACGTAATCAACTCTTGAAAATAGATAGCCATTTCCTCGGTCATCCAGTTCGTGTTAAGCGTGTACATTTTATCCACCGTACTTGAGTAGGTTGTTAAGCCCGCTTCCGTGTTTGCGTAAACCCATTCCGTACCCGAAACGTAACCTTCAACTACTTTGTTAAACGACTGCTTTACTGCGGTGCCATTTTCCGTATAGCGAAGTTGGAAAGCAAACGAACCCCACGAACCCATCCTATCCAAGAACACTAAGTGAAAGTCATTAATTGCACAGCGTTGGTCAATGGTAAAAGTGTACGTCTTGCTGTCAGTTGGCGCAGACGCATCAATGAAATAAACCTCGTAGTAAGTCGTGTCGTCCTTAATCAAAGGCAAAGACCCACTAATAACTGAAAGGTTAAGGTTAGGACTTGCAACGCACAATTGAGTAGTTATTTCCGTGTTCGTGACATCGTAATATAAGACATCTCCGTTTGAGTTAGTAAACACCATTCGCCCCGTCACCGAGTTGTTAAAACCATTAAACCACATCTCTTGGGTTGGTGTTATGGTTAACCCATCTTTTAGCGGATAAGACGTTAAGAACCTCGCAAATGCATCGTCTAACAAATAGGTGTTTAGGTCGTATTGATTAAACTGCGCCCAAGGCAAAGCCCCGTTAAAGACCCATTTGTTTAGTTCGTCCTCAATGTCACGGGTAACCGTCTTCCGCTTGTCCGCATAAGTGACCGTTCCGTTTTCCGTTGCGTCAGTTACGTTTGACCATAAAGCACTAATTGTAAAGTCAGTCGTTCCCGTAATTGCGAGAACCGTCCAAAGTCCAGTGATCAATAAATTTGTTCCTGCGTCAACAACTACTTGGTCGCCTACCTGAAACGTGTGTGCCGTGGTTGGTGTTATCTTTACGTTGCCCCCGTTGTTAACAAGTGAGGCGGTGTAAGAGTAAGTGACTATGTATTCCTCACCTACTTGAACATCGTATTTATATCTCGTGTTTGGGGTGTCAATCTCCGAGTAGTTAGTCGGGTCAAAATCGATTGAGACCTTTGAACTTAACAACTTGCTTAGGTCAACTTCCCCGTAGCCCGTGCCGTAGGTTGGAAGTACCCGGTACTCAGCTATCTTATTCAACGTGCCACTTTCGTACACATCAAAAATATATCGAAACCCCTCGAGGTTTTTGTTGGTCGAGTCAAAGATAAACTTGCAAGGGTTGTACGCTGGTGTGAAATCTTGCGGTGCTGCTATTAGTGTCATTGCCATAACTTACTAAGTATTTATTTTG